TGACAGATGCACCACAAGAGAAAGCTGCACAAACTTTTCTTAATGGTACTCCAGTACAACTTAATGCTGGTTTTGTGCAAGCTTGGGATGGTGTTACTGTTGCTAAGGGTATCTTAGGAGTTGCTCTTGAAGATGCTCATAACCTTGCTACCAGTGGTGCTGGCGCTCCGGGACCATTTGGTATTGTAGGACCTCCGGGAACTGGTACTACTTTTGGTAAAGTACCTTATCAACCATCAGCAGTTAATATTCCAGAAGGTGCTCCTGCTAGTCTCGGGTACATTGATGTAGCAGAAGCTAATCCAGATACTATTTTTAGTGGACAAACAGATAACAATGGTGGTGGTGCTACTATACCGACTATTGCTAATATCGGTACACAATATGGTATGACAGTAGATGCTAATGGTTATTGGTATGTAGATTTTGGTAAGGTTACAGCAGGAACGAATACTGTTGTTGTAATGACAGGTCTTCATCCTATTGACGGATCAATTGCAAATGCACGTATTCTTTTTCAATTTCTACAAAGTGCTTCGCAACTTGTACCGTAATTAAATTAATAATAAACGAGGTTTCTATTTATGAGTATGGTCAGAGGCCAGTACGCACAGTTAATGGCAAAAGGGCAGCGGTACATTTTTCTTCAATGGAATGAAATGCTTCAACGGGAGTTACAGTATACTGCTCTTTTTAATGTTAAATCTATAACATCTCAGTATAATGATGAACTGGAATTTGCAGGTACAGGGCCTATGCCTTTAAAGCCTGAAAATACTCCACTTTTTTATACTAGATTGATTCAAGGTGGAACTATCCGTAGTATTCCACTTACTTATGGTATGGCTGCTCGTTCTTCTTTTGAATTACATGATGACGATCAGCATGGAGTTATTCAACAAGTACCTAAGGCTCTAGCTCGTAGTCAGAGATTCACTGAAGAGATGGTAGCTTGGAATATTATTAACTTGGGATTTTCTACAGTAAAAACAGTTGATGGTGTTAGTCTTTTCAATAACCAACATCCTCTCCTTGGTGGTCCGTCGGCTACTAGTTATTCACCGGGTATTTCTACTATTATCTCTGCTGCTGGTACTTATCCGAATCGTCCAGCTACAGATATTGATTTGTCTTATGCTGGTATTCAGTTAATGACTAATCAATTTCAGGGTATGGTAGATGGACAGGGATTGCCTGTACAATCTACTCCTAAACAGATTCTTCTTCATTTTACTAATAGATTTCTCGCTAGAGAATTACTTGGAAGTCCAGGTAAACCAGGTACTTCTACTAATGAAATCAATGCACTTCTTGGTGAAGACCTAGGTTATATGATTAGTAACTACCTTACTGCCACAAATGCTTGGTATGCATTTGGCAAAAAGGGGGAAGGTGGACATCATCTTGATTTTGTTTGGCGTCAAAAGCCAAAAACAGATTTTGATGATGATTTTGATACAAAAGCTCTTAAAGAGTCTGTTGTATCAAGATTTACTGCTGTTGCTAACTTCTGGTATCATACATGGGGTAGTAACGGGCCATAATTATGGTGAATTAAATGATTTTATTAGAAATATAGGAGATTTATGGAAAAGCATGAACTAGTAAAATATGAATATCAACCGAATTCATTTGAGCAGTATAGACACTATGTAGAATGTACCTGTGGTTTTCAAGCTAGACTTGGTACAGAAGAAGCGGCAAAAAGTCAGTTTGAAAATCATGCTACAAGTCATGGAGTAAAGGTAGAAACTAAAAAAGAGTGGCAACCTTTTGCAAAAGTTTAAATAGGCTAAAGGAGCCTATGTATGTTTGAACATGAGACACACGAACTTTTAAAAATACTTATAAGAATTGAAGAAGAAAATAATGAAGATCTTGAAGGAATACTAGAGATTTCTAGAGATTCTTTCAGAGTTTTACATAAGTTATATATATTATTAAACAAACCAACACATATAAAAATAGAATGGAGTGGTGATATAATGGCGGATAATAGTATTGCACTCAGTCCTACAGCAAAAGCGGTAGCGACACCAACAGAATTTAATGCAGATGGGAGTGTTTTTGCATTTAATCCAGCAGATATTCAGTATGCTGTACAAGATGCAACTGTGGCTTCGTTTACAGTTGATAATACTACTGGTATTGCAACATTTACTCCTCTAAAAGTAGGTTCTACACAGGTAGCTGTTAACGATGCAACTACTGGAGCTACTGGTAGTTCACTATTAACTGTTACTGGTATTGTTGGAGCTAAAACTCTGAGCCTAACTTGGGCTAATACCCCTTAGTTTTATAACTAAAGTTCCTGTATGCCTTACGGGGGTCTACAGGGACTAGGGCTAAGTTTTCTGGCTCCTTTACTTAGTCCTAGTTTTATACTTTATAATCCGATAAAGGAGCCACTTTTAAAAGCTAAAGAAAATGCTAGATTATGCAGACTCCACGCACTAAAGGCAAGATTGTTGAGAATCTAGGACTGTTGATAACGTATCTTGAAAAGCGGTATGGTCAGCCTGTTGATGAAGATACTAAGCAGATATTATTCAATGCGCTAGATTGGACTGCTGACGATGTACGTAGTCAGGACGATGAAGAATATGGCATTCAAAGGTAAAAGAAGTAAATTAGTTGGACCTTGGCATTACTGTGCTAGATGTACAAAAAAAGTACATATTTCTGATATGCAATGGCAACGAGGTCTGTTACTTGGTCCTGAATGTGTAGATTATGGTAATGATGGATTTCCTTTAATTGGTCAACGAGAAGCAGCAATAGTAGCGACTTTTGATATACCAACAACAGAATTAATGCCTGATCCAAAATTAACAGATACAAGTGAAATTAGTTCTAGTATGGATGAAGATTTAATTTATTAATTTTTCATTAAGTTGTATATTTAGGAGATTATAATGGCTCAGATACCTGTTAATGCTTATGTTAATCCATTAATAAATAATAACAATCCTCCTGGCATAGGAGTTTTTGTAGGTGCTCAAACTACCAGAGCAGGAGTTATTGGAGAAATAGATAATACTTGTCAAATAGGTAGTATTTATCTTTCAACAGCAGGTAAAGAATATTTGAAGGTTGCTAATACAGCTACTCCTGCTATTACAGATTGGCAAAAAGTTACAACTACAGCGGCGGACTAATAAAGGAGATACTTATGGATGTAACCTCGAATCCTCTTATTGTAACTGCTGCTGATGTAGCGGCTGGGCCTGTGACTGTATGGCCAAGTAATCTACATGTAAGAAATATTGAATTTTCGCAATATAATTCTATAAATGATTTTGCTGAAATTAATCAAGTTGGTGGTAAATTTTTTGCTTATCTTGCAGCAGCAAGTGATTTAGAGACGGTAAAAACTAACAACGTAGAGTGGGCCAGAGGTCTTGTTGTACCTCAGGGTGGAATAACAAATGGACAAGTAGCTATATATATTCGATAAAAGTTATAAAAATTTATAGGAGTTATATGAAAAGATTAATTAGTTTCTTTTTTCTGTGCTGTATGCTCCTTACAGCACAGAGTAACTTTTATCAATATCGAATTCTTAATCCTATAGGTGGAGCGAAAACTACAGGAAATACAGGATTTGTTCGTACTACTGGACTAGTGGCATCTTATTCTTCTATTACGTGGTCTTTATCTGGAACACTTGCAGCTTGTACTGTACAAGTTGATTATAGTAATGATGGTTCTACTGTAGCAGGACAGTTGATTGCTGCTCAGACTTGTACAAGTAGTGGTACTCATATTGCTTCTTCTACTTCTACTCCTTCTTTTGTTAGAGTTTCATATGTAATTGGTAGCGGTGGAGGTACTCTTTCATTTACAGTTTATGGATGTAATAACTCTACTTGTACAAGTGGTGGAGCAACTGTTACTCCGGGCGGACCAAATAAGGCAATACAAGTTAATGATAATGGAACGTTCTATGGATCATCTAATTTTATATGGGATAATATAAGTAAATTATTCGAGATTCAAGATGGAGGCCAGTTTACAGCACAGGGGAGTACTTATGGAGGAAGTGGGGTTGATGCTAGTATTTTAGTTAACCAAAATAGTACTAGTGCTGAAGGGATGGTGGTAGATGTTAATAATAATGCTAATACTGTAACTGATCTTATTGGATTGTGGTTAGATGGTAATGGTGGTGGTGGAACAACTACAAACAATTATGGAATTAAAATTGCAGATCAACATGGAGTAGGTACAAATAATTATGGTCTTGAGATCGACAATCAGGGAACAGGATCGAATGATTATGCAATTAAAGTCTTAGGTGGACAAAATGATCTTGGGCCACAAACGACTACTGTTGGTAATTTAATTGATTTAGGACTTACTGCTAGTCAACCTATTATATGTACTAATGGTAGTAAACAATTAACTACTAGTGGATGTGCTTCGGCTGGTAGTGGTTTTACAGGAACTCTTAGTAATAATAAAATTACAAAATCTACAGGAGGAACCGGGTTAGCTGATAGTTCTCAAACAGACGATGGAATTCATGCAGTAGCATCTCCTAATGGTACAGGATTACAAACTGCTGGTGGGTTAACTATTGATCGTGTAAATGATACTGGTACTGGTACAGGAGCAAATCTATTTGCTTGTAAAAGTGCTACCGCTGGAAGTGTTGTTACATGTGCTACTAGTACTAAGACAGGTGTACAGGGAGTAGCTATCGCTGGTGTAGGAACTGCTCCGGGGACTACCGGTTCAACCAGTATGTGTATTACTGGAAATTGTTCTGTTATAACTGATAATACTACAGTAATAGGACATTATGGTATTCCTAGTACAACGACTATTGGAAGGATACATGATACTGGGGCAGTTATTCCAACTGCTAACATAGATAGTTTTTTGATTACGTCTGTAGGAACTGTTGGTACTGCTGTTGGGGTAGAATTAAGTACTCCTGATTGGTTTACAGCACAAGCAGCGGCGAAAGTATATCAATTTCAGGTTAATGGAGGGACAGTATTTCCTGCTGGAGATAAAATTAATGCTAATTCTACAACTCCTGCTGCTGGAGCAAACACTGTAAATATTCCAATTACTACATCTACATCTGGAACTACGGATAGTTTTGCTGTAAATGCTTCTACGACTGGTACAGGATCAACTTTTGCAATGGCTGCTAGTCCTACTTTTACAGGTACACCTGCTGCACCTACACCGGCAGCAAGTAGTAATACTACTACTTTAGCTACTACTTCTTATGTAACAAATGCTATCGCACAAGGAAATCCAGCAATAGCGGTACTTGCAGCTTCAACAGCTAATATAGCTGGTACATATACAGCAGTTGGGGCTGGTATTGGAGATACTTTTACAGTAACAGCAACAGGAGCTTTTACACTTGATGGAATAGCAATTAATACTATTGGGCAAAGGATTTTACTTAAAGACCAAACAGATGCTACACAAAATGGTGTATATACAGCTACAGTTGTAGGAATTACTGCTGTTAGTCCAATTTTTACTCGTGCTCTTGATTATGACCAACCAGCGGATATAAATTATACTGCTGCTATACAAGTACAGTCTGGTACAGCAAATGGTCTTTCATCATGGTTATTAACAACACAAATAACTAGTGTTGGTCCTGCTGGAAGTAATATATCTTATTCTCAATTTTCTAAATATCCAGTTACAAGTGGAGCATTAGTACAATTAGAGAGCCATACTGCATCTGGTGGTTCTACAATGACATTTACCACTTGTCTTAGTAATTCTTATCAAGAATTTGAAATTCATTTTCGAGATTTAAGTCCTTCCAGTGTTACTGGAGTAACATTAGAGGCACAGTTTTCTACAAATGGTGGAACTTCATATGATAGTACCATTGCGAATTATGTATGGGGAACACATTATACTGGATTTAATGCAACTGGTGGTGATTCTGCACAATATACATCGAATACATTAACTGGTATAGGAATTGGTCCAATGTCTGTATTAAGTAGTAATTCTGCTTATGGTGGAGCAAGTGGAAAAGTAAGTATTTTTAATGTTAATTCAACAACACATTATAAACAACTTACATGGCAGTTATATGCGGGTAGTGTATCAAGTAATGCTAATTATACAGGAGTAGGGGGCGGAGCTTACCTTAGTCTTTCTGCTGTTAATGCTTTTCAATTGATATTTTCTGGAGGAAATCTTGCTAGTGGAACTGTAGTTTGTTATGGAGTAACACCTTAATTTAATAGTATATTAAAATGTCTAAAAACTACTTTGAATTAAAATATCGAGGACCATATAAAGGAGTAAATACTTCTCTACCAGAAGATTTACTTACTCCAGAATATTCTCCATATATGGTTAACTTCATTTTAAAGAATGGAGAAATCCGAACACGACCAAATCAGTCTATATTTTTACGAGGACCAGATAGTACTCCAATTTTATTTGTTACTTCTTTTTTTGACTCTAATAATGTATGGCATACTTGCTGTGTTACTGGTGTTGGTTTATATCAACTTAATCGAAATTGGCGTGTAGGTATACAACGTTCTAGAAATTATAATCCTTGGTCATTAATAGGAGCATTTACAGTACAACCTGGTCCTAGTAATCCAGCAGCAGTACAAGTATTTGTTAATAAGTTGTTCTGGACTAATGGTGGTACAAATCTTTGGATGTGGGACGGAATTACTAGTATAGGTGCTCCTTCTATATGGAAAGCATCTACTGCATATAAAAAAGGAGAAGTAATACAAGATTCAGCTGGTAATTTACAAGTAGCTGGAAACAGTGGAATTAGTAAAGTTGCTCCACATCCAGTGTGGTCAGCAGTTATTGGTGGACAGACTATAGACAGTGGTACAACTCCTATTACATGGACAGAAAATGGAAAACCTGCTCCGGCTAATGGTTTTGGAGCCATAGCGGTAGTAGATGCTACAAATGGAGTAACAGCAGGGGCAAATTTCTTAATAGAACTTAATTCACAACTTTTAATGTTAAGTACTGTTGAATCATCTGGAGGGGCTTTTCCACAGAGAATAAGATGGTCTCCATCAGGTATTCCTACTATATGGGACCCCAATGTTAATATTGGGGCGGGATTTAATGATGAATTAGATGTACCTGATGGTATTCTTGGAGCCATAACAGTAGGAACTACAGCATTTATTCTTCGATCTAATGGAATAACAGAAGTAACTTCTACTGGTATTGGTATAAATCCATTTAATTTTAATCATTTATGGGCTAGTGAACGAGGGATAGGAAATATATATCCATATGGATATGCTTCATATGGGCCATTAGGAATATTTATTTCTAGTGATGATATATATAATGTATCTCTTGGAGGATTTAAACGTATCGGTGGTGTGGCTAGGGATGCAATTTATAATGATTTATATGCTAATATAGGCTTACCTATTGCATCTATAGTTCCATATTATCAATTAAATTATGTATATAATCATTATAAACTTTGTATTCCACAAAAAAATGGTGTTAAGATTTGGAATTACTCTATAGAAGATGATTCTTGGCAACCAGAGTTTAAAAGTAATACAATTTATACAGGTAAAACTAGATACTGTTATACATATTAATATATACCAATGACTCAAGTATCATTTGATGGACGACCTGATCCCGGTGGTGGAGGAGGAGCACCTAAAAGTGGTAGTACTACATTTACAACCATTGGAGGTAGTCCAGGACTTCTTACTAGCACAGGCGGTTTATTCGGTAGTACTGGAGTTTTACTTACGCCAGTGCTTAATATAGTTACTGGTAATTCATATATTCTTTTGATGGATTCTAGTAATTTTAACTGTGAAGAAGATGCAGAATATGATTTTCCACAAGAGATACCACCAAGAGAAGCTCCACAGGAAGGACATAATGTTACTTGTCATTTAATAAAGCTTAAATATAGAGAACTTGGAGCTTGTTCTTTTTCGATAAACGTTACAATATATATAAGAGATACAGATGAGTTTAAAACTCTTAGTTTTCCAGTAAGTATTCCACCTATAGCTTTGTCAAAAAATAGAAAAAAGACTTTTCCAGATAAACGAATACATACATTGTATATTCCGATGAGCGATGTAACTGGAGAAAGGCCACAAACAACAATTACTAGATATGCAAATAGTGGACCAATTAGTATTACTTCTCTTACGGTCTGTGGAAATGCAGATGAAATGTCACAAATGTAGATTATGAAGATCAGAAGAGTACCAACATATCATATTCTTGATGAAGAACATAGAAGATTCGCAGAAGATTTATATCTTCTTACTAATAGACATATTAGTTTTGGTACTATGTTAGATGGTGAAGATCAAAATATAGATGGTCGGATGGTTGATGTTCCTAGTACTGGAACTATTAATACTGAGTTTGTAGTTATTCATAATCTTGGTAGAATTCCATTGTTTTATGATGTAAAATACATAAACGTTATCGGTACTGTTTATGATAGTGGTACACCTTGGACAAGTATAAAAGCATACTTTAAGTGTAGTATTGCTAACGCACATACGAGACTTTTTATACATTAAGTTTAGGAGTTACAAATGGCTTCTACAGATGTAACTAATACTCTTCAAGCTAATATCACCAGTACAGAACAATCCTCCTCTAATGTTCCTATAAATAGAGGTACTGGAAGTCCTTCATTTGCAGCAGGTGTTGGACAATTTACAACGTATTTTTTGCTTCCTGGAGGACAATCATCTATACCATTACCTTTTTCTCCTGTTACACAACTATATATAAAAAATCTTGATGTAGCACATTCTATTTTAGTTGTATGGACACAAAATAGTGGTGCTGCTCAACCCGTAATAGAATTAAATCCAGGAGATCAAATTATGTTTTGGTGTAATCCTAGTGGTCCTTTTATACCAGGGATAACAGCATTATGGATGACTCCTAATGCTGGTACAGCACTTGTTGAATTTTTTCTTGGTGGATAAAAAATAAAGATAATGATTATTAATGATTTAATTCCGGCAGTTATTAGTAAGTTAAGAGGAAGAACAGATAAAAATTCTTCCATACCTTACTATATTGCACAATCACTTATAGACTTGTCTACAAATTATGAGTTTGAGGAATTAAAACAAACTGGGCCACTTACAAATTTTGTAGTTAACATTGCTGAATATCCAACAAGAGGATATGATCCCTCTGGGATAAATGGAAATCCATTTGTTTTATCTACAGATGATAGAATTACATTTATTAGAAGTTGGTTTACTTATTTTGATACAAATGGAATGGTTAATATAGGACAGAGTACTGGTAATGAAATGAGTAATAGAGACATTAGAGTTGTACAATCTATGTCTAAGATTTTAGGACTTCCTACTACTTATTGTATGTATGGAGGATATGATAATAAAGGTACGTTAATTGTTGGTTTTATGCCAGATAACCCATATCCAACACAAATGCGTTATCAAAGAGAGCATCCGTTTAATGTACCTTATGAGCAAGTTCTTCAGTCTTTAGGAGATTCTTCTTTATCAAGTAAAATAGCTGCAAGTAAAATTTACATGCCTAGAGATTGGATTGAGATTGTTATACTAGCTGCGGCAGAAAAAGCATGTTATGATATTGGTATGAATGAAATTGGTATGAGTTATCATCAACAGTTATTTGGATATAAAGATAAACGTGGTAATGATATGCCGGGGATAATTACTGTTAAGATATCACAACAGGATAGACAAACATCATTTAATTCTAGAGCGATGAGACCTGTTGTTAGACGTTATACATAAGGAGATAGTATGGGTTCTCCATCATTCGGGTTACCTACATCTAATAATAATGCTCCAATGCCTATACCGGGAAATACTAATCCTACTGGTACAAATACAGGTGTAGGTTTTGGTGGTGCATCTTTTCCTAATTATCCTGTATTTGGTGCTCCACAACAGTCTCCAGTATCTCCAATGGCTAATGTTGGTACATTTAGTCCTAGTAATTTTCAAGGACTTAATACAGGTTTAGCAACTTCTTTAACTAGCCAACCGGGTAATCCAGGAGATCATCTTTATAAAGAACTCGTAAGTTCTTATGGTAAAGGGATGGGAGATGTTCTATTTCAGCAATTAACTAGTGGTTTGTTTAATCCACAGGTTGCTAGTTCTTTTCTCAATGCTATGCAACCGGGAATAGCTAGAGGAGAGTCTAGTATATTAAATGCTTTCGGTGCAGAAGGTAGTCGTTTTGGATCAGCCGCAGCACTTGGATTAGGTGACTATCAATCACAAGTAAATCTAAATGAACAACAGACACTTGCTAGTTTATATGAAAATGCGATGTCTCAACAGTTAAGTTTAGAAAGTGGTATTCTTCCAACATTACATTCTGAACAAGCTAATAAAGGTAGTTGGATGGATAGTCTTATTGGAGGACTTGAAATAGCTGGTGGTATAATTGGTGCTCCTTTTACAGGTGGACTTTCACTAGCTGCTATAGGTCCTGGTTTATCGGAATTTAATAAAGGTCTAGGTGGTGGAAGTAGTGGTGGTGGTGGTGGAATGGTTCCTACACCTAGTTTTGGTATGGGAGGTATGGGTGGCTTTAATAACACTGGAACATTTGGAGTTAATGCTCCTTCTTGGCAAAATAATAGTACTCCCGGTATGAACTCCCAATATCAAGATTGGCTTAATTGGCAACAAAGTTCTAGTGCTGGTTCTGCTCTCGGTGGTAGTAGTGGTGGAAGTACTGATCCTAATTTATTTTATTAAATGATTTAAGGTATAAATACTTGCGTCTTACTAAAAGAGAGTGTCAAGTAGTAGATTTAATACTTTGTGGCTGTAATAATAAAGAAATAGCAGAAAATTTAGGTATAACAGTTAGAACAGTTAAAATGCATAAAACTAATATTTATTCTATATATCATATAACTTCTGGAGTAAAAAGAGTTAAGTTAGTTGCGATGTTATATAAAGAAAAAAGAGAAAAGAAGAGATAATTTATGGGATTGGAAGATATAATAGCTCAGAATGCTACTTCTGTACAACAGAATATACAAGGACAACAACAAGATGGAGGTATGACTACACTTGGTCCTGCTCCATTAATACAGCCACCGCCTCCTGTTAAATTTCAGCCTCCGCAGATGCAAAGACCACAAGCAGGAAATGAATTTTCTACTGTTAGTGGGAACAAACGAGCTACTAAACAGGCTATGTTTAGTAACATAGCTAGTATGATTAAAAGTGGTGGAGATTATATACAAGCAAAGAAGACTCGTGCTTTACAATCAGATATTGAAAGATTAATGGGAGCACAACAAGGATTAGAAGAAGCTAGAACTGCTTTACAACAAAATCCAAATGATCCAAGAGCAAAAGAAGCCTTTGATACTAATAACGGAATTATTAGTGATATAAAACATGATCCTAAAAAAGTTAAACAATTAGAAAAGGCTTTTAATATAGATTTATTTGGTTCTGGAAAAAATAAACAAGAAAATCAAGCATTACAAGCTGCTTGGAAGACTTATGATGAAAAGATAAAAGCTGGAGATAGAACTGCTCAGAATCCTATAAGTTCTATGATGCCACAGAGACAACAGATGTCTCCACAAGCACAGCAACAAGCAATGGCTATTAAATTAGGTATGCAACCAGATGCTAATGCTAAATTACAAGATTTAGCTAAAACATCTGATCGTATAGCATCTATACAAATGGAAAAAATGAGAGAAGCTAATGATTTAAAGATAGCTGAAATGGCAGCAGGTAAAATAGGAGGAGAAGGTGTTAATGTTGTAGATACTAGTGGAGATTCTCTTACTGGTGTAATGAGATTACAAATGAGTGCTAATGGACAAAATATTAGAAGAACTCCAAATGTAGTACTTCCTTCTATTCTTCCATCTGAACATGAGGGAATTAGTACTCTTGTTGTTGCTGATCCTAATTCTCCTACAGGGCAAAGTATAGCTCGTATTCCTAATCCTAGTAGTACACAAAGACAAATACCGGGTGTTGGTACTGTAGGTGCCGGAGGTATGATACAAAGAAGTGGGCAGCAACAACCACAAGTACAAAGAAATCAAGGACAAGGACAAGCAAGACCATCACAATCAATACAAGTTCCTGGACACACAGCTACAGGAGCACAACAAGCAACTAAATTAGGACTTCCTAAAGGATCAACTATTATTAGTCCTAAAGCATTAAGTACTGCACAAGTAGCTAAATTTGAAGAAGGTATTACGGCTATGGAAGGAACTATAGATAGACTTAAAGAACTTCGTGCTAATACTGATATTTATTCAGATATGTATAGTGCTGGTAAAGTTAAATTATCTACTGATCCTAGAACTGGCAAACGAATACTTGCAGGATTTATTCCTTCTACAGATGAAGAGAAACGTGCTGCTGCTTCTTGGCAAGAGTCAGCAGAGTATATGAATAGTTTTAGACAAGCTCTTAATGCTCAAGGGTTTCGTAGTATTCCAGCTTATGATAATATGTTAGCTCTTCGTGGACAACTTTGGCAAGATAAAGTAATTCTTAATAAGACTCTTGATGATAGTATTTCTTTTATGCAAAAAGAGATAGGAACTAAAAAGAAGTTGTTAGGACAAGCTCCTACAGTAGATGAAAGAAAACAACAAGAAGATAAAGATAATCCAGCAGGACTTAAATTCTAATGGCTGAACAACCACAAATCAATCAAGGAGTTGGTCAAGGTTCGGATTTGACCATGAAACAGTTTGCTGAATCAGTTAGAAATAAGTATCCTGATTCAAAATTATATAAAACTAAATCTGACTTTGAATTATCAAAAGCATTTATTGCTTCCGATCCTAAGTATAAAACTTATGAAAAACGAATTAAAGATTGGCCTCTTGAATCATCTAAGTCTTCTATAGGTTATCGAGGAGGACAACAGTGGCCTATAACTCCTAAGAATTTAGGAACAGGACAAGAAGAAAGTTTTAGTGATACTTTAAAAAGAGGTATACAAGCAAGTAAAACCGATAAACTTGGACAAGAAGTTGCTAATGATCCTGTTAAACGTCAAGAGTATTTTAGTAGAGCTATAAAAGAAGCTCCTTGGGGAAAAGCTGCTGCTACTTATGGAAGTATGATGGCTTTACCTTTTGCAATGACTGAAATAGGAACTGGTATATTTGGTAAGAAAGTTGTAAGGGATATACTAACTGGTAGAATGAAAAGTGTTCCTTCTGTGGCTAGTAAAATATTTGAACATCTTAAACAACCAGGAACTATTATTAAGACTTCATATGGACGTGCAATAGAATATTATTTACTGTCTAAGGCTGGAGTGAGTAAAACAACAATTAATAAGATTCTTGGAATTGTAACTTCAAATTAAAAATTAGAAAAGAGGAAATTAATGGTCGCACCTCACTGCCACACAACAGAAGAAGTAAAAGTAAATATCCGACGTGTCTCACATAACAAAGGTAGTGGTGATAACGAAGGACCAACATCAGGTGAAGGTGGTTCTGCTGGTAATATGAAGACAAGTACTCCAAAAGTAGAGCCACATGGAGATCAGGGAGACGTTATTAGTAAGCGTGGTATGTAAGTAAATGAATGGCAAAGATACTTATAGTGACGTATTCGATGTACGGAAGCTGGTTTTCGTTACAATTAAAAGACGAAGGCCATTCTGTAGATATTTATTTAGAGTCTCACTATGATGATTTGTCAATGGTTCTTAGCGGAATAGTAAAAACTCCGCTCAGAGCAAAACCAGACTTTAGTAAATATGATTTAGTATTATTTGATCTCACTGGTCGTCCTAAACTAGCAGAAGAATCTATACTTGTAACTCCTACTATAGGTGATGGTGATTTACATAGCGAACTTGAAGATGATCGTTTATTTGGTATAGAAATAATGGAACAGTGTGGTATAGGAGTTCCATTTTATGAGACATTTAATGACATTAGTGATGCAAAAAGGTTTGTCAAAAAAACTAATAAAACATTTGTGTTCAAACCATCAGGGGGACAGACACAAGACACGGCAAGTACTTACGTTTCTAAGTCACCAGAAGACCTTATTAAATATCTCGATAAACTTGGAAGAATCAGTAAAGGAGTCGAATTTATTTTACAGGAAGTTGTTTCAGGGACAGAAATATCTACCGAGGGATGGTTCAATGGAACAGATTTCTTCTTGATTAATGCTACACTAGAAGAAAAAAGATTTATGGAAGGGAATAAAGGACCACATACAGGATGTAGTGGGAATCTTGTATGGATTTATAATCAGCAGAATCCTCCATATATATTCCATGAAGGTCTTGAAAAACTTAAAGGATTTTTACAAGAATACAACTATAGAGGAATGATTGATCTCAACACAATTGTTGGAGATAGTAAATTGTATGGTTTGGAATGGACACCTCGTTTTGGTTATGATGCTTCTGCTACTCTTTATAGTTGCTTTAACGAAGGAATAGGAGATTTTTTCGGTGAAATTGCTTCTGGTGGGAATAATCCAGCTATTATGTGTTCTAATACCTTTGCTGCTGCTATTAGAATTAGTATTCCACCTTATCCCAGTGAAATAAAGAATAAACATCCTGGGGAAGTTCCGATAGAAGGTATAGAAGAAGATGATGTACCAAAGAATTGTTTCTTATATGATTGTTGTCTTGATGATTCCGATAATTTTGTTACCGCTGGTATTAATGGTCTTGTATGTGTACCTATTCAATCCGGTGGAAGTATCGAGGATGTCTTTGGACGTTTAGGAGCAAAAATAAATAAAATTAGAATACCAGATATGCAATATAGAAATGATATACAAGAGTTAGTAACAAAAAGGTATAAGATACTTGATTCACAGGGATGGCTTCGGTAAAAGGAAAGTTATAGATATGATGATACTTATTTCTACAATAGATCACTCTAAACAACGTTATGATACTTGTGGTGACTGGCAATGGAATAAGTATGGAAATCTTTCAATTACTGTTAGTGATATGAAAGATTGGAGATATAATTTTCTTGTAGGTTTTCACGAATTAATAGAAGTTATGTTATGTCGAGCTAGAGGTGTAACACAAGAACAGGTTGATGATTTTGATAAAGAATATGAAGCTAGACGATTACCAGAGGATACTACAAGTGAACCTGGAGATTCAATATTAGCTCCGTATCATAAAGAACATATTTTTGCTACTAAACTTGAACAATTGATGGCAGAGGAGCTTGGTGTAGATTGGAATATGTATGAAAATAAAATTAATAGTTTGTAGTTTTATTTTTATTTTAAGCACTATTGTTTCTTATGGACAAAGTTGTACTGCACCATATACTAACGCTAGATGTGATCTTAATACTTTGACATTGCCATTAGTTCCTCCGCAAGCAGGGCCAAATATATGTTCTAGTTCATCTTTAAATACTTGTGGTAACTTAACTGGCGCTGGATTTTGTTGGTATGATCCTAACTTTAAGACAAAAGTTTGCCGTCTTACAGATTCTACTACAGGTCATACAGGAAATCTATTTAGATCACAGCTTGTAGCTGGTTCTGGATCAGGAGATGAACAAAGATTTAATTGTAATTCTACAATGGTATTAACAGATGATAGTGGAGGTAAAACATTTCCAAGTGATTTTACTGGTACATCTATTTCAAAATTATACAAAACTAATATTTCTTGGTCATCTCATAATGGATTCTTTTTTGGTAGTGGACAAAATTTTTTTGGTCATAATTGTTCTAATCCTCCAGATATAGTATATACACTTAGTAATGGACAAGCTGGTACATCTACAACAAAAGGTAGTATATTAGGTCATTGGGATTTTACTAATCATGTAACACCTCCTAGTTTTGTTAATGATTTTGATTTTAAAAGTTCTTCTCAATGTTTAGGATCAAGTTATACAGTTACATGGGCTACAGATGGTGGTAGTGATCAGTTTGATAATGATTTTGGATTTGGATTTTCTAATGTTGGAGGACAAGGTACGGGTATAGATGTTGCTGTATGGAGAAGAGGACAAGGATGTCGTCATTTAAATCTTAGTACATTAACTGTAACAGGTAATTGGGGACCAATAGGGGCAATTACAGGAACAACATGTAATACTGCTACAATACATAATATAAAAATGTCTAAATCTGGAGGGACATCAGGAGCAATAGAAATTGCCGCAACTAATGGATGTTCAGATGCTAATAATGCTCCTTATGTATGGTTCTATAATGGATTAAATTATGCTCCACAATGTACTGTTAATTGTAGTGGTCATTGGACTTCTGGATTAAATACATGGATTAATAATGCAGGTAATTTACCACCAAATGTTATAGATTCTCGACTTAATACAACTCCAGGAACTTCTTTAGGACTTATACCGTCTGTACCTTCTGGTGGTATTCAATCTTCTATGGATTCTCATTATGGATGGAATTCTCTTAATGATACATCTCCTTTTTGTGGATCAACTACTGTAACCGGTGCTGTAGTTACTAAAGCATGGGCAGATGAGATTATATGTTATAATCCATTAATAGCTCAGAATCCTTGGCGCTTAGCTAGTACATTTATAGATCAAACAGGAGGAAATTTATTTGATATTCAAAATGCTATAGGAAGTGTTTCACAAGATGGTAAATGGTTCATGTGGACTAGTGATTGGTTTAATACATTAGGAGGTACTGATAGTACTGGTTCATCTGGAACAACATCGTGTACTGTTGGACCAACAGGTAATTGTCGTGGAGATGTTTTTGTTGCAGCTATACTTCCACAAATGGTTATATCAGATTCGTTGTTTGGTTTTACAGAAAATAGTACAAATGCAAGTAATTTTCCAACAGTTAATTATAAGATGCAACGATTTTGGGATAGTCCGCCGTTTCAATGGCCATCTATAAATACGTCTAGTGGAGTGTTTAATTTTGCTAATTTAGATACGATTCTTGCTCAAGATTTTACTAATGGTCTTATTGAGAATATGTATACTCTAGCAAGAACTCCACCTTGGGCGACATCTAATCCGACAGATACAACATGTCATAATCAAACTGGTACAGGTGGTGGACATGGAGAGTGTTATCCTCCGGTAGATTTAAATACTGATGGTAGTGGAACAAATGCTATATGGAAAGCATGGGTTACAGCTATAGCTACACATGTTAATAATCCGTCTTATTTACTTACACATGGACACATTAAGTATTGGGAGATATGGAATGAGCCAGATAATAAACCGTTTTGGGCTGGTACTCTTGCACAGTTGTCTAGATTAACAGAAGATGCTAATTGTATTATTACAGGTCGTGGAGTCATACATCCTAATGGAAATGGAACCTCTGTTCCATGTGCAGCTATAGCTATTGATCCTAATGCAAAGATAGTAATGTCTAGTGGTCATGCAGCTACTACTGGTGCTCTTATATATTCTCAGAATCAACTCTATTGTAGTAACCCTGGTGGAGCTATACCTTATCAGTTACCTTGTCCAAATCCAGCTAATGCTACATCTGCGGCTGTGGATATAATTAATTTTCATATGAAGCCGGGTGTTACATCTTCTATAAATGCTTTAGGTATTGATGATTCTTTAACTGGCTGGAACTATTGTTGGGCTGGTGGTACTGGTGCTCATCATTGTACTCCTGGAGGTAGTGGAACAGTTACGGTAGGACCTACACAAACTATTAATAATCCTAGTCCATCTAAAGATGGCGCTTCGATGTCATATGGATTTACAGGTACGTCTTTTACAGATGTTATATTCTATTATGATGCCGGTGCTAATAATACAGCAACAAATTTTACAGCAGATTTCTGGGTACAAACTACAGGAGCTAATCAAGCTGCTGAGTTTGATATTTTTCAATTTTTACATGCTACCTTAGATAATTTTACATGGGGAAGTCAATGTGTTACAGGAGCAAAATGGCAAATATGGAATGGTTTGGCTGGTACATGGAATAATACAAGTATAAATTGTGGTTCTTTATCTGGTAGTATGCATCATGTTATATTGAACGTTCATAGAATCGCTGGGGATTTATCATGTAGTGGCCATCCTTGTATGCGATATGATTCGTTAGTTATTGATGGTGTTTTAAATAAACTTGATACTAATTATCCAGCCGGAGTTTTGAATGCTACATGGGTAGATCAGACAGGAGTAAATTTTCAACTAGATACTAATAGTGGTGGTGGAGCAGTCTCGGCTAATATTGATTTGGTCAATTTATACGAAACTGCTCCTTTAGAAAATACTTTTCCTGTTTATTTAACTAGTATAAATGAATTTTTACAATCAGCGGAGTTAGCTAAGCCTTTATGGGATGGTGAAGCGGCGTATGATGAGAAAGGATTTACTGCACCATATAATGATCCTGATATGGCTGCATCTGTAATGCCACGGATGTACTTAGCAATGTTGACTAATGGTATTAGTGGCAGTGCATGGTATACTTGGGATAGTATTAAAGCAATGAATTCTAAAGTATCTACATCATATCAACAGACATATAATTATTTACATGGAGCTACACTTTCTCCTTTATGTACTGTAAATGGAACTGTATGGACATGTGGATTAACTAAAGGAACTGTAAGTTATTTGATTTTATGGGATACTTCTAAAACTTGTTCTGTTGGTATATGTCCTACAGGAAATGTAACTGTTCCTTCACAATGGGGCTTCTGGCAAGATATGACTTCTGTTAGTACTCCAATAACTATAGTTAGTAACACTGTTCCTGTTGGAATTAAACCAATAATTTTAACACTTGCAGTTGTTCCTCCACTGCCGAGTACAGTTACAGTTATTATTTCACCTTCTGCATCAGGATCAGCTACTATTTCACCACCTGGTGTTATTTGTTTTAATACATGTATAGAAACTTATATACCAGGAACAGCAGTAACTTTATCAGAATCCCCTAATGGTGGTTTTTCATTTACTGGATGGAGTGGTGGTACATGTAGTGGAACAGGATCATGTAATTTTAATGTGGGTTCATCTCCTATTTCTGTTACTTCAACTTTTGCATCGAGTACAAGTGCATTAACAGTTACTATTGTTCCTTCCGGATCAGGAACAGTAACTAGTTCTCCAGCAGGAATTAATTGTACACCTACATGTACAGGAAATTTTGCTCCCGGTACTGTTATAACATTAACAGAAACTCATAATATTGGATATACTTTTGTAAATTGGAGCGGAGCATGTGTTGGTACACTGTCAACATGTACTTTTACTACAGGTTCATCTGCATCAGGTGTGACAGTTACATTTACACCTAATGGTACTGGAGTTTCTCCTCCATCTGGACTTAATGCAGTTGTACAATAAGGATCATATGAAAAAGAAATTATTTTATCTTATTGGATTAATATTTATTTCTTGTCTATACACACAAGGACAATGTGTAGGAAATTGTACAACAGTAACAGCGACATTACAAGATTCATCTATACAAACATGGTCTAATGCAATTGTTCAGACTATTATTGTTCCTCCATTTGGTAATCCTGCACCTTTACTTAATAACGGAGTACCTATAGCAGTTCCACATAGTACATTTAATGCTGACAGTTCTGGAGCTTTTACAATTTCGCTTGATGATAATAGTCTTCTTACACCTAGTGGAAGCCAATGGAAATTTATACTTTGTCCAAATGCTACAGTAACTAATTGTAGTATTATTACACTTGGTATAAGTGGAGCTAGTGTGGATATAAGTACACAGCTTAATAATGCATTGATTGTTCCAGTAGTTAATACTGTACCTACTATTTTCAGAGGATATAATGACACTGAAGCTCTTGGAGGACAAGGAGCAGTGTATTGGAGAGTAAGCGATAATACACTTAGAGGATGTGAATTAGTTATTTGTCCCGGTAGTGGATGGATTGCTATAGGAGGAGGTGGCGGTGGTGGTTCGATGAATATATCTC